AAAACGGCTTTTTTCGCGAAAAGCCGTTTTTGGTATATTGGTATATATGTCGGATCTTTGCAGAGTCAAAAAGATAAATTATTTAAAACAGAATTAAGCAGAAATGAATAAGCACTTTTACCTTAAACATGAGATTATGGCTTTCAATGATCCCCGCATCCAGAACATGCTCCGTCAGGAAGGCGGCAAGGCTTACGGCGCCTACTGGTATATAATGGAAAAGCTGAGCCTGCTGCCTGATATGGAAGCGGAGCTGAAATACCTGAAACCTTTTGCCACTCGTAATTTTACCTATCCTTATATGATGAAGATCGTTACGGATTTCGGTTTGTTCACCGTCACCGACAGTTGTTTTTCACCTGTGCAGCTCAATACGAAATGCGTTGCAGAACCGCAAAAAGCAGAAGAAAACATAGCGGAAAACAGTGGGCAAAATGGCAAAAAGTACCCGGACAATGATGTAAAACCGGGCAAAAATGCCGGCTTTTCGACGAAAAACAGGCAGACAATGGACAAAAATCGCGATGGAAATGAATCTGAAATAAATTGCAATACTCCGAATATCAGTGGTTTATCAAATGAAAATCTACAGCAAAAAGAGAATATAAGAGATATAATAACAACAGCAGCAAAAGAAAAAGAAATATCTGCTGCTGTTGATCGTAATGATACCAGTGTCCCTGCCGATACCGGTGTCTCCACCAATGCTTCCGTTTCTCCTTTTTCCGGCGGTAGTGCCCTTCACGCCATTCGTCCCTGGCAGGAATTGGTGGACGGGCTGTGCCTGGAAAGCAGTTGGGCGGAAATCGCCTGCATGAAATCCGGCTATGGTGGTTTGTTGAACCGTCACTTCAAAGAGGCCGTAGGCTTTTTCAAGCAGCACATCCTGCTCTACGACAAAGGGCCGTCCTTGCTGAACAGCAGTGACGTACACCAGTATTTTGCTAATTTCACGGCTCCCGGCAGCCGTACCTCAGCCTTCCTGCATGCAGAGCTTTTGAAGCTGGAGGCTGCCGAGCAGAGCCATTCACTCGACCCTTACCGCTTCGAGAAGCGTATCGGCTACGGGGGATAAAACACATTGTGTGTAAAGTATGAGAGAGGATAATGACAGTGAAACACCGATGAATAGGGGGATTGAAGCAGATTACACTATGTAGATGACATTAAAACGATTTGTGACTTTTGGGTTACATGAGAGTTACACGAAATGGGATATACTGGATGTCTAAACGATTAAAAGTTACATGAAACCAAAATGAGGGCTGAATTGACACTTTTTGAGGCGTAATTCAGCCTTTTTCTGTGTGAAGTAGCTTGCTACTCTTGTGTACTACGAATAAGATGAGACTGCCTAATAATGGCTCTGCGGGTGGCTTTGACGCCACCATCGTATAGACCGGCATGGAGCAAAGAGCTTTTTTTTATGCCTATTTGAGTCTCGTTTAGAACGGTATAAATAGCACTGATACTACCGAAATAATAATCTTTCTTTTCAAAAACGAGGTGAACGTGGATTACTTTAGTCATAATGTTAGTATTTAGAAGTTTCTTTCACAAAGATATTCTAAATAATAATTATATAGAAGTATTTGGATTTAAAATATATACTGTTTAGAACGTTTTAGTGAAATGTCAATCTGAGTTATCCGAAATCTATAAACGGATGTAATAGCAGTGGAAAGCGTAGTTGATGAAAGTGTTAAAAAGGGAGTTGGACATACTGTTGGGCATACAGTTGGACATACTGTCTATAAGTGAATATTGCGTTTTTCTATTGAGTTGGGCATACCTTTTCATAGGGGTAAACTTGCGATTTTGACATTAAGATTTCTTGGGGAATTATGTTTTTTGATGTTTTATTGAGTATTTATAGGGGGATATTACGCTATATTTTATAGTTAGGTATGATATAAATAAAATGTAAGTAGTTGGTATTTAGTGGTATTATGCGTAATAAGATGTATATTTGGTGTGTGAAAGCGTGTGTATGGCGTTAAATACTGCGAAATGGAGCAATTGGTAGCTCGCAAGGGTCATAGCCTTGAGGTTGCAAGTTCGAGTCTTGCTTTCGCCACAATGTTTATTTAAGGTGTTGGTAACGTTCCCGCTGAACAGGACTCCGACTAAGGGATAAAACGTACGGAGATTTAAGGTTATTGATTGTTGATGAAAACGCTCCCGGTGATTGTGCTGGGAGCACTTAAAAAGTATCCAAATGTTATACAATATCTTATATTGGCTATTCGTGAGCCATTTCGTAGAATTGGCTTGGCGAGCCAAACAACATTGGAACTTACTGGTGTGGAGCAAATTCTGCACGGACATTAAATACAATTTAAAAAGTTCTGACGAAGGCCCAAACAGAAATAATAAAAGCGAAAAGCCCAATCCATAGTGAAAGCCTTGATAGCTTTTTATCTATTAACTGTCCTTTATATCCACCATTATCCAAATGTAGCTTTCCTTCTGAAGTAATGATATAACCCACACCTTGATAGTTTCTAACCCTTAAAAATCCGTCTTTCACCAGCTTTTCTTCTACTCTGGATTGAATATTAACTAAATTGCCAGTAATAGATGGTACATTATCTCGTGGCTGCCCATCTGCAAAAATCATAAGAAAACTGTCTAAGAAATAAGCTTCTAAACCTTGTTCTCCAAAGAACTTAATAAATATCTTTTCTTTTATATTCATATTTCAAATGGTTGTTATTTAGCATATTAATGCCTTTTTATTATTCATGAATGATTTGCAAACTATCATTGAGTAAAAAGGTTATTGTATCTCTTATATTTTCAATTATGCCATTATGTTTTGCACTGGCTTTAATATATACATGTAAACGATAGATCGTTTTAGGAGTTTCTCTCTGTTTTATTTGTTTTTCTAATGAGCTATTTTTCATACGATAAAAATTAAGAGAATCATGATACCGTCTCATTTCTTGTTTTATTTCTTCTATGCGATTTATGTCTAAATCTATTTTTTTAGTTTCTAAATCAAATTTTTTATATTCAGTATCAAATAATTCATGATAATATAATGCTTTGCTCAAATACTGTTCCAATAAAAAGGAGTCTAAAATATTTTCATTTATACTATCATATTTTATCGGTTTATATTCATAGAAAGTAATGTCTCCATTTTCATCAAATGCAAAGTCTAATAGGGCTTGCTTTGCAACTTTACCCATTTGTTCTAATTTACTATTGTATTGATTACATGAACTTAGAATAAATAAAATGGAAGCTAAAATAATATATGTGTATTTCATTGTAGTCTATTTAGAATTGATAGCTCGTAATATTTGTTTCATTTGGTTTTCAAGCATATCATATTTATCCTCCAGTTGATTGACTTTGTCGTAATATGTTTCGTTAAGATTGGGCATTTTAGCACTGAAATACCACTCTGCATGGAGGATTGAATTTATTTCTTGTTCTTCCAAATTAAAATTAGGATAATTAACTTTATCGATGTTGTCTGACATGCAAACGATAAAACCATGTTGATGGAATCTATTCTTAATTCTCTTTATGTATGAGCGACCATCACGATCACTCACAACGTAAATATGTCGATCTGGCATGTCTTGCCACTCCGAGCGTTCCAATAGCCTGACAACTACATAAGAACTGTCTAATAGTGTAGGAGACATACTTTCTCCTTTGATATGGACACAAAAATATTTATGACCGTCATGTACCATAGAAGATGGCATCTTTATGCTGTCTACTACTTCTATATAATCAGGATTATCATACCCTGAACATCCTGCAGCTACAGAGATGTCGACTAATGGAATGGAAACAAAGTTATCATTATTTTGGGGTAATACTAAGGAAGATTCTTGCGGTTGTTTTTCCATAGAGCCACGACCGGTTAAGAGCCAATCTAAATTAATATCGATATTTCTTGCGATTTTTTCTAAGAAATCAAACTTAGGCATTGTTGATGTCCTATAACCACGTACGTTAGCCTCATTACTTCCTATTAATGATGCAAATACAGTGTTTCTGCCATTCCCATATTTATTAACAAGCAGGGTTATCCTTTCGTGAATTGTTTCGTCTTTCCGCATGATTTTAATATATAAATCGTGAAATAATTCGAAATTTATTTGCTTATTTCGAAAGATGTTTCGATATTTGCAAAGTCTTCCAATATGAAAGACGCCCCAAATATAACGAATTAACTCAAAAAACAGAAATACAATGACAGAAAAGAACAGATTCATTGAAGTAAGTACAGAGTTGCAAGAAGAGATCGCAACAAAGTTTGAAGTGACAACACGAACGGTACGTTCGGCTCTTAATTATGAGACAAATAGTCCATCGGCTAAGATTATCCGGGCTTATGCACTGAATCATGGCGGGAAACTGTATGAGGTGAGACTGGTGGATAACCCATACGACAAAGTAATAACTTTATAAATGAATACTATGATTTACTGGAAAGGGGAATGCAAGGTACTTGAATTGGAACGAGCAAACATTATTGTGGTAGACCATTATGACGAACGGGGTATCCCAGTTTTTGTTAATCGTGAAGTATCCAATGCCATAGGCATGAAAAACGGACGAAATTCATACTGGGGTGTGGAATTTGAAGAAGAATTGAGTGACGGATGCAATGCGGTGGCATACTCTTTTGTTTTGGCATACAGTACTGATGACAAAACTGAAGGCAAACGCCTTATGGAGTATCACCCAGCATGGATGCTGACAGTGGACGACGAAGAGGAGTTAGAGAAGCGAAAGAATGATGCTTTGGTTTCGATTGATAGATTGATAGATAGATATTAAAATTGAGTAGTATGAAAACATTTAAGAAATTACAGAAGGTAGCTATTGTTGTGGGTATGTCCTATGGTCTTTGGTTGGGTTGTAACGTGGAGGCAACAGATAAGGACAGTATTAGCGGAATGGTGATTGTGGCACTATCAGTGATAGTGGCGTTGTCCTTGCTGATATCTGAAGGACGAAAGGAGGAAACGGTATGAAGGTGAAAGTGACGTGGATCAATAATAATCCGTTTGTTTATGACCTCCGGAATATGTCAAGGTGTTCGGAAGCTGAAGTACCTGATGAAATGCCCTATGGTACAATTGAGGATTTTGCCCGTGAAGCTACACCGGAAGATTTTCACTTACGGTTGATAGACATTGAGGGTAAGGTATCGCAGTATGATTACAACGGGAATAAGGTACAATAGCCTCTAAGGGAGCAGGTCCGGAACTTCCTTATAAATTAGCTCTTGGGAAAGGAAGTGGCTGGCTTTCCGGTTCGATGCCGGGACCTGTACAAGTCAAAAAGATAAAGTTTCTGATTATGGAAATGTATGGTAAAATACGGTGCGTCACCTATGCTGAACTGGTTGGTAGTGGAATACTTAGCAAACCATCCTATGATAAGAAAGCTCGCGAGGGCGTTTTTCAAGTTGTCCAACATGGTGGTAACGGTCGGAAAGTTTTGATAAACTATGATTCCCTTCCTACCAAACTCCAGCAGGACTATTGGGCCAAGCACCCGAACGCAGAAAAGGAGATGAAAGAAAAAATGATGAGTAGCATGATACGTTCAGACAGTAAAGCGATTGATTTCTATAAGACGTACGAGCCCCGGTTGACTCCGGAGCGTCAGGCTGAGTATGTCCTGAATGCACAGGTGATGAACGAGATGGCACGTGTGGAAAAGGAGACGGCAGCCGCGCAGAGAAAAAACGGGAAATTGCGGAAAGGCATCATCTGGGAAATAGTCGCAGGCTCTTGCGAGAAGATGCGGAGCTTGTATGAACACACACTTCCGTCCAATCCTTCCCGCTTGCGGGAAAAGTTCAACGCCTACAAGCGTGACAGTTACGTGGCACTTATCAATAGGAACAGCGGTAACCAGGCAGCCCGCCGTATCGGCCCGAAAGAGGCTCGCCTGCTGATAATGCTGAAACGCAGCAAGTCCCCTGTATATACGGACATGCAGATATTCGCGGAGTTCAACCGCCAGGCGGAAGTGCGTGGATTGAAACGTATCAAGTCGGCCTTTCCTGTACGATCCGAAAGTGATGGTCTGGTGGTATGCCTCCCAGTTCGGTGAGGTGAAGTTCAAGAACAAGTATCTTCCCCAGTTCGATACCATCATGCCGGAAATGCCTAATTCCCTGTGGTATTCGGACGGTACGAAACTTAACCTCTATTACAAAGGCTACAATGCGGACGGCAGGCAGGTGGCGCGTACCATTAACGTCTATGAAGTGATGGATGCCGCTACCGAAGTATTTCTCGGCTACGACATCTGCAAGGAAGAAAACTTCCAGAGCCAGTATAATGCCTACCGCATGGCATTGGAGACATGGCAGGTGAAACCCTATGAGATCGTGACTGACAATCAAGGCGGACACAAAAAACTGGCCGCCCAAGGCTTCTTCAAGAAGATTTGCCATCTGCACAAATATACCATGCCCCACAACGGCCAGTCCAAAACCATAGAAAGTGCCTTCGGACGTTTCCAACAACAGGTGCTGCACAAGATATGGCATTTTACAGGACAGAACGTTACGGCAGTCAAAGAGAACAGCCATGTCAATGTAGACCTGATTACCGCCAACATCGACAAGCTGCCCACATTGGAAGAAGTGAAAGAGATATACCGCCAATGCCGTGACGAATGGAACAACGGTAACCATACCGACGAATCCCTGGGGCTTACCCGCATCGAGATGCAGCGGATGATAGAGAATCCGAAGGCCTGCAATGTGGACGAATACGAACTGGCAGACCTCTTCATGCTATTCTCGAAAACTTCGGTGAAGTACTCCAACGAGGGATATGCTTTCGACATCGACAAGCAGGGATACCGATACATGGTCTATAATTCGGAAGGGACAGTGAATATGAGTTTTCATTTGCAGAATATCGGCAACAGTTTCTATTACCGCTTCGATCCACGGGACATGACTCATATCGAACTATGGGCGGTTACGTCCACCGGATTGAAGTATGCGGCCATTGCCACGCCAAAGGTGAAGATACACCGCGCCACGCAGGAACGTACCGAAGAAGAGAATCATAAGATGTACAGCCAGTTGGCCGAGAACCGCCGTACTCGTGCCCTTATGCAGATTGCTGCGGAAGAACTCGTTTCGGAAGAACGTATGGGTGAAGCCTATACCGCTCTGGCTGTACCCCGTCCTGTCGGGTTATCCAAAACTGAGATGGAAGATTATCAAACAGCGTATGAGAAAGGCAAGGCTAAAGTTCCGATACCTTTCCCCGACGGATGCGGACCGGAAGCCGAACCGCTTGATATGGGCTTCTCTTCCGTGGGCGAATATACTAAAACCCTCTCTGAATTGACCCTTGAGGAACTGGCCTTGGAGAAATTTTAAACAGCATTCAATAATCAATTAAATATCCTTTAAATAACAATGAAAGATTTAACCCAAGTACAGAAGGATGCCATCCGCGATGCGTTGGGCTCCTATTGTGACAATTACCCTACGCGTAACCGTGCGGCCGAAAGTTTGAATAACGTGAGCGCCTCCACCGTTTCGCAGATACTCAACTCAAAATACACCAATATCAGCGATGACATGTTCACTCGCATAGCCGCCCAGATAGGCTACAGCTTTGAACGGTGGATGCTTCACGAAAGCCATAGTTTCGGTGAAATCACCTATATGATGAACGATGCGCAGATGTACCGCAATACCACTTGGATAGTGGGTGATGCCGGATGCGGTAAGACTACCGCCGCCATCGAGTACCGCCGCACACACCGCAACGTTTTCTATATTCTCTGTTCGGAGGACATGCGTAAGAGTGATTTCGTGCGTGAGATAGCCAAGCAGGTGGGAGCGCCAACGGACAACACCAACCTGCGTGATACGCTGGAGTATGCCATCAATATGATTTCTTATCTGAATAATCCGCTGATTATTTTCGATGAAGGGGATAAGTTGACCGACTCCGTATTTATCTACTTCATCAGCATTTACAACCGCCTGGAAAATCGCGCGGGTATTATCTTCCTAAGCACCGACTATATCAAGCGTCGTCTGGAAAGTGGTATACGCTATAACAAGAAGGGATATAAGGAAGTGAACAGCCGCATAGGCCGCAAGTTCTTCAATGTGGAGCCTACACGCCAGAATGACATCTATGCCATCTGCCAGGCTAACGGCCTGACGGATGAGGTGGAGATAAACAAGGTCATTGCCGACGCCCGTGGCTGCGAAAACGACCTTCGCCGCGTAAAACGTATGGTGCATGCCCGCAAACGTGCCGTTGAACGTCGTAACCGGAAGGAGGTGGAGTGATGGCAGAGAAACGGACATTCGACCGCAACGCCAAGGGGGTACGCGAAATTCTCTCCATGAAATATGAGACTTTCCCTTTCGAGGGGGAATGGCGCGATGCCTTCGATACCCCCGAACGAAAGGGCGTTTGGCTGATATGGGGAAACTCCGGCAATGGAAAGAGTACTTTCGCCATGAAGCTCTGCAAATACTTGTGCCAGTTCGGGCGCGTGGCGTATGACAGCCTGGAGGAAGGCGCTTGCCTTAATATGAAACGGATGATACAGCAGTGCGGCATGATGGACGTAAACCGCCGCTTCCTGTTGATAGACAACGAGAATATGGAACAGTTGAGTATTCGCCTGAAACGTCAGAAAAGCCCGGATATTGTGGTGATAGACAGCTTTCAATACACGATGATGAGTTACAAGGAGTATCGTGAGTTTAAAGAGTCGCATCCCAACAAGCTGCTGATATTCATCAGTCATGCCGACGGTACACTGCCTACCGGACAGGTAGCAAAAAAAATGATGTTCGATGCCAAGCTGAAGATATACATAGAAGGCTACCGGGCTTTCTCGAAAGGCCGTTTTACCGGACCGGTCGGGTATTACGACATTTGGCCGGAAGAGGCTGAAATACATTGGGGAAAAAAGAAATAAAAGCAGTATTATGAGAACAATGAATAACAAACCCATTACTCCCGACCAGTTGAAAGCGTTGCACGCCACCTTTCACAGAATCGGAATGGATGAAGACATGCGTCATGAATGTATTGCCGCTTTCACTTCCGGACGGACTGCCAGCAGCAAGTATCTTACCATGAATGAGGCCCGCACATTGCTTTCCCGCCTTAACCAGGAAGATGAAAAGATGCGCAAGCTGCTGTTGGAGGAAGCGCGGACGCTGTGCCGTTCCATTTACTTTCTGGCTTCAAAGATATCATTCTTGAATAAGGATTATCCTTCGGACACAGAGGAAGACAGAGAGATGAATAAGGCAAAGGTTAACGTATGGGCCCGCAAGTATAGCCGATTTCACAAGAATATACAGCAAATGAATGTGGGAGAGCTTCAGGAAGTGAAGAAGCAACTGGAGGCAATAGCCCGCAAAGAAGATAAAGCAGAAACTAATTCGGAAAAATGATATGAGAAAACAAGAAGAAATCAACCGTGCGGCAGCCATTCTCCGCAAGAAGGGCAACCGGATCAGCCTGGCTCAGGCGGAAGTGCTGGAAAAGAGACGTACGGAAACGCAACTCTTCAAAGAGTTCGTATTGTCGGTAGGCGAGGAAAAGAAGGACGAACGGTTCTTCTATGCCCTGCGGGATGCCGCACGCTATGCCGCAGGCGGAATGGAACTGGAAGATTTGATACCGGATGCGGACAAATACCCGGTGGAAGTGATGCCTGCATCGAAGAAGGAACGGCAGACGGTATCTTATCAGGAATATCAGGCATTGATGCGGCGGATGAGTATGCTGGAAGGACTTGTGGACGAGCTTTGCAAGGAACGCCGCCAGCGTGCCGAATACCAAAAGAAGCCGGACACGAACCGGGCGGACTTCATCAGCCAGGAAGAGACTGCAAAATGGGTCGGTTGCAGCCGTGAGACGCTGAACTCTTGGCAGCGCAAAGGATTTATTACCGGCTATCGCAAGGCGGGGCGGGTGTATTACAGCAAGAGCGAGCTTGAAAGCAGTCCGAAGGTGCAGAACTTTCGTAATCTGAAATGAAAGGAGGCTATACCATGAGAGACTATATCCGCGCTACCCCGGACACGTCAGACTACCGTCAGGAACTTGCCAGCCAACTGGAAGCCAGCGCCGACCGTATCTGTGACCTTCAGGAACGCCTGATGGACGGCACCGATAAGTTGAAGCCTGCCGAATATGACCGTTTGTTGGATGCTTACCGGGCGGAACTGGTGCGATACGACCGTTTGGAACGGGAACTGGAAGCCTTGGAAGCTCCGGAGAAATCGCCTAAGAATAAGGAGAAACGGTGCAAGCTGAACAGGGAAAGAAGAGAGAAGATTAATTATTAACCTAATAAAAAAGGAATTATGGCAAGAACCAAGAAAACAGTAATCAGCGGCATCAGCCGCGAACAGGCAGAACAGGCATTCGCGGACTTTGCGGCAGCCGATGCCAAAGTACAGAACCTCACGTCCAAGATGGACATCGAGATGACCCGCATCCGTGAAAAGTATGCTGACCAGTTGGCGGAACAGAACGCCCGTAAAGAGGCGGCCTTCGAGATTGTACAGGCGTATGCGGTGGAGAACAAGGACGAGCTATTCTCCAAGAAAAAAAGCGTGGAGAGCGCCCACGGCGTATTCGGTTTCCGCATCGGCACACCGAAGCTGAAGAACCTGAAGGGCTTCACCTGGGCGGCGGTGACGAACCTTTGCAAAGAGTATCTCCCTTCGTATATCCGCACATCGGAAGAACTGGACAAACAGGGATTGCTGGCCGATCGTGACAATGAAGACGTTGCGGGCATGTTTCCGAAGATCGGCGTGCAAGTGGTGCAGGAAGAGTCCTTCTTTGTTGAACCTAAAAAGGAAAGCGATGCAGCTGCGCAGTGACATGAAAGAGATACACCGCTGGTATCAATACCGCCCGCGCGGGCGATGCTGGGCGGTGTATCTCGAAATCACCTACCGGCAGGGAGACAGTTTTCCCCCGAAGATATCGACACACGGGACAAAGGTCGGAGACTATCTGACCAAGGAAGAGGCGCGGCGGGAGACGTACAGGCTGAATGGTTGGACCTATAAAGAAAGGAAGGTATGAGCGAGAAATGGAACGGGGTGCTGATTTCAGCACCCATCTTCGGAGCCGGGCGTGAGAAACCCCAAGAATTTCCCGGTTATAGTTGCGGCTATTGCCAAGGCAACGGGTATGTGCTCGACCCGGACATCATCACCGAGCGGGTGAAGAAACCTTGTCCCTCGTGTGGCGGAACGGGACGGGTGAAAGCGGTGGTGAATGTGGAATGGGTGCCGGACGGAGAGGTGAAACCTTATTTCAAAGAATGACAGCATGCAGCGCATCCCGGTGAAATACATCGTCCAGATAGACAACTTCCATGTGGCAGACTTCATCTTCTACTGGAACTATTACGAACAGCCGTGCTCCCTGCTCCTGCAGAAGCCCAAGACGGAAGGCCTGACTGCCATTCGTCTGGTAGTGGACAGTGACGAAGCGGCCAGCTTCCTGCTCAGGGCAAAGGAGAAGACGGGGTGCAGGCTGTATCAGGTGGATTAATTAACCTTTAAAAATGAAAAGCCAAAACAACATTAGCAGTTTTATCTCCGGTCCTTGAGGCCAAGCCAAGAAAGGACTACATCAATCACTTCAGGCAGAGCAAACCGCTCGAAGGCGTTTATTTCGCGGACTTCATCCGTGAGGTAGTCGAAAAGAAATCCAGACGCAAGTCTGCCCAATATCCCGCCGTTTATGATGCTGTCATCAGGCACATCAACCGCTTTTCCGGGGAGTATGATTGCGATATTTTCACTAACTCGATCACTGAGGAGTTTCTGGATGACTTCATTGTCTATCTCGAAGAATGCGGATTACAACATAATACGATCGTTGGTTACATCTTAAAAATTCAGTCTATGGTACGAAAAGCAAGCCAGTATAATTATGCGGTAGACCCTTCTTTTGAAGGGATTGACATCCGGTTGGAGGATACCTCGGCCGTATTCCTCAGCATGAATGAGATTACGCGCATTTATTATTATAAGTTCGAGAAACAAGATAAACGCAGGGCTAAAGAGCGTATCCGTGACTTGTTTGTAGTAGGGTGCCTCACTGCTCTTCGTTATTCGGATTACTCCACACTGACGAAGGATAACTATCAGGGTGATTATATTATCAAGCGGACGAAAAAGACGAATGTCGATGTGAAGATTCCGGCACATGATTACGTAAAAGAAATCTTTGCGAAGTACAACGGTAACATTCCTTGCGGTCTGTGCATTCAGTATTTTAATAAGTACCTGAAGGTAATCATGCGGGAAATCGGGCTGAATGATAAGGTTACTTACTCATTTACCAAAGGCGGGAAGTTAGAAACCGTTACCCGCGAGAAATGGGAACTTATCAGTAGTCATACGGCCCGCAGAAGTGCCGCAACTAATATGTACCTCACTGGCAGAATGAAGACACTGGAAATCATGAAACTGACAGGTCATCGGACGGAACAGAATTTCTTCCGCTATATCCGTTTGACGGGTGATGACATGGCACGAGCAATAAGCGGCGATATGTATTTTAGAAAGTAACAATCGGGCCTTCCCCGGTTTTCGAGGGAGGCTCATAACAGAATAAATATGAATAAAGACAGACGTAAAAGGATTCAGGACATCAGAGATCAGTTGCTGGATTTGCAAACCGAAATCGAAGAGATTAAGGATGAAGAGCAAGAAGCATATGATAATCTCCCTGAATCACTGCAAGATGGCGAGAAAGGTGAGAAAATGTCAGATGCAGTTGATAACCTTGATTCAGCATATTCCTCACTTGAGGATGCAATAGGTTATCTTGATGAAGCAATACAATAACCCTCATAACTGAATAGAAATGAATAATATTAATTTGAATGCCCTCCGTGATAGGGCATATAAAATCGCCTGTGAACATGGTTTTCACGATGAAGAATTGAGTAACGAACATTGCTTTTGTCTTGTCATTAGCGAGTTAATGGAAGCTGTGGAAGCAGACCGAAAAAATAGACACTTTGATAAAGAAAAGTATAAAATCGGTGAATATGCCGAGTGCCAAGGGTGGCTAACGAATGAAGAAAAGTTTATCAACGTATTCAATAGATATATCAAAGATACCATTGAAGATGAGCTTTCCGATGCTGTTATCCGTCTACTGGACCTTGCTGGACTGCACAACATAGAATTATCCATAATGGATTTGAATAGCGATACTATTGACGATATGGCAGAAGCTTGCAAAGATGAATCGTTTACAGAAACAATGTATTCTATTTCTACGCTTCCTGTAAGGTATGATGGTTTGTACGACTTTACGACTATCATTAATGACATGGTAACTTCCATCTTCGGCTTTGCAAAACATCTTAATATTGATTTGCTCTGGCACGTTGAGCAGAAGATGAAGTATAACCAACTCCGTGAGAAAATGCACGGGAAGAAGTATTAACCTTCATAACTATAAAAACATGAGTCCCTTACTATAGCGTAATCGGTAGAATCCGGTTCAGGTATAATTAGCCTGTTGGCGCGCTATAGTGAGGGATTCTCCCGTTTATAAACATGGACTCATTAGACACACACTTCAAAGATATCATCCTACGACATTTATATCGAATGCCACAAAAACAGCGCATTCAGAAAGATATAATGAGCAGGCTTGATACCGTATTACTGCCAGTTCAAATAATATCGTACCGAAAACAACTGGTAATGGAGGGACTAATAACAGAATCCAATCCAAATGAAGAAGATTCACCTATCGAAGCTACCCTCGAAGGTTATAAAGTAATACAGTTATATGGTAATTACATGGATTATGTGAAAGCTAAGAAGAAAGAAGTTTCATTAAGTAGAGAAAGTCAGAAAATGCAGCAAAAGTATCTAAAGCTGAAGTTTGTATGTACCATAATTACTATCATCCTTAGTATTCTTTCATTTATAACAGGAATCCTGCTATCAGACCGAATACAAAATATACTAGGATGAACAGTGATTTGTAAATTAGTGAAAGGCGGAAACTATAGTAATCAAATCTCAACTCATTCAACTGTTTACAAACTAATTCTATATCTTCTTCACGAACCATAATTACTTTTTCTGCTAAAGTACAAAAAAACACTCATATTCTTGTTTTTTTAAAATAAAATACTAATCTTGTAGCATTTAAACTTTACTATATTTAATACACGATGGAAAATATTATAATACAAATTCAAAATATAATGAGTGTAGCCGTTGAGCACCAAGTGCAATTAGCTAAAGAACTTAATATATCAGAACATGATCACCCCATAGGCGCATTCGGCATGTGTTACAACTCAGCTGTTTTATCTTTTGAATTACTTGGCTTTTACTATACTTTTTGGCAAAACATGCAAGTACCTCAAAGTAAAATCGAAGAAACAAAAAAAGAAAATGCCGAAAGAGTCATCGAGATAACTAAATGGCTCTTTATTCATTGCATGTCTTGTATAGAACATAATGCAAAAGAATTTGTAAAACAAGACACTCGTTTTAACTTTAGCGGACGCATATATCTAAAAAGTATAATAAAACAATCTCTCAATTTAGGTTTAATCTCTCAAAACGATTATAACATATGGACAAAGATCATATTTATACGCAATTCAACTGTTCATAACAATTCAATATGTGAAAACAATGAAACTTTAACTCTACCATCATTGACTATTCAAATGCATACAAATCAAATGTTAGAAGGGCCTCTAAGTGTCTATTTATCATTAACCGAATGGATCATTAATGCATTCTATAATTGGTGTAAAGTTACAATATAAAAAAGCCTCTATATACATCTAATTTTTATATTATGAGAATGAGAATTTTATGCTTATTTTTAATATTAATGTGTATTGCCTCGTGCACCACAAACAAAAAAGAAGGGAATATTTCTGATGGAAATGATTTCATAGATGTGAATGAATTAGGGGCTTATCAGAATTATAATGATAGCCTGGCTTCTTTAAAAGAGCCCTCAAACAATAAAGTCTTTTTGAACATACGTTTTGGGGAATCAAAGGAAAACGTAACCAATAAACTGTTTGCTGTAGTCGAAAAGAAATTGCTCGAATATGATGCAGAGAATTGGTATCTGATACACACGTATAAAGATTGCAAATTCAAGTTTGCAATAGATTGTAGTTATTACAATGATTCTTTATATGAGATAGCTTTCAAAGGTGAGTCTTTAGGAGCCGTAAAAAGCTCTGTCTATGATATCAAAATGGCTTTATTGGATTGTTTTAAAACTAGTAAGAAATAAAGAAGAAGCTGATAATCGACAAGTGCATCAGTTGCCCTTATTCCCAGCAAGTCCTTTTAGAAGGGGTTCTGAGAATAGTTTGTTTCGGCAGGGATAGGATTCACTATCTGACGCATGATACAACAAAATCCATCCCGGACGATTGTCCTTTGGAAATCGTTCAATAATCCCCTCTTGGGGCTGATAACGAATAGAGCCGCTGCACAACCCTCGTGCAGCGGCTCTATTACTTCTATCGTTTTCCTGACGTCAGGAAGATGGTTTCACGTTCCTGGCTCTCCCAGACATTCCAGTACCGCCTCATGTTGCAGCGGCGTCAACGCCCTTTGGCGGGGCTTGTAAAACAGTTCTTTCAGGCGTCGGGTCAACTCCGTGTTCAGGGCAATCCAGCGGTGCAGTTGGCTGACTGCACTTCGGGGTGTATTATTCGGGAAGTATTGTTGTGCCAGGTCGCTCAGATAGATGCCGCCGGGGTGCTTACTTTCTTTCTTCTCTTCATTCATTGTGCGTTTTCCTTTCATTTTAATCGGGTCAAAAAATTACCCGGTAGTAATCGGACAACTACTACCGGGTGGTTGGTTCACTACTACTAAGTAGCCGGCTCACTACCTACGGGTAGTCATCAGCCCAGCGGATCATCTTCTATGCCGCCGTCACCGCCGCTGTTCCCGCCATTGCCGTCATCGGGTAATGCCGCTTCTCCTTTCTTGGCTACACGCTTGAAGGTCAGCCCTCCGTCTCCCGCACGGGTGGCCGCCTTGATAGGCTTGCCGGGGCGGAACTGGATGCTGGCGCCGATGATGTTGGAGGAAGTGAATTTCTTTTCGGTTTCGGCGCCGTCGCTTTGCAACTGCACCTGGAATGTTCCGAAAGTCTCCAGGCGGACGATCTTGCCCGCAGCCAGATGTTTGTTCACCTGTTTGATCAGGGCGCGGATAGCGTTCAACACATCACCGTCGGTGAGCGACGTTGAATAGGCGATGTCTTCGGCCATTTCGTCCATGGTTACTTCGCCTGTGGCCTGTGCCTTGGCGTAGAATAGTTTGGGGGCGGTATCGTCGCCCGGTTTGGAGCTCATGTGAGCCAGGGAATAGTTTACACTCATACTTTGTGAATTAAAAATTAAAATTATTGCGTCGTTTCGCGAAAAAGACGGTGCAAAGGTGAGGTAAACGGGTTATCCGCTGTGGCAGTACATGCTTTTTTGCGATGAAAGTTGCATTAATATGTTATTACGATTACTTTTGTATCAGGGTAATCAATCAGTTTTCGGTGTATGAAGAAGAATCGGAGAAAAATAATAGGGTGCAGTTACGTTTTCCGGGTAGAAGATATCGTGCGCATTTACGATGAACATGCGCGCAGCGGTCTCAGTAACCGCGAGATTCTACGCCGCTACATCTGGCCGAAATACCACATCTGCGAAAAGACTTTCTACAATATCATCAACGCCAGCGCCGACCCGCGCATCATCCGCAAGCAGGAAGAGATGCGGGCGCAACTCACTCTTTTCTGATGTTATCCATTACCATACATGTATAGTCGCTGATATCTTCCACCAGTTCCTCGTGGTTGTGGTTGGTGCTGCTGCCTGTGCGGCGGAACATGTTGAATTCCGTCCGTCCGTCACTGCCCATCAGGTTGAAGAGATGGTGGTCTATGCGGTCCAGCAGGTCGAAGCGATCGAGGCTCTGCTGCTGGAAGAGGCTGCCGTCGCGTGCGCTTCCGTCCCAGGGGGTGACGATGTGCAGGCGGATGGTGACTTCGGCGCGCTGGGTGGCGCCTCCCAGGTTTCCCCACTTCACGGGCATGAATTCGATGAACGCGGCGGGCGTGTCGAACACTTCTTCCTGCTCGATGAAATCCACTTGTTCGTTCCAGAGGTCGAACGTTTTGATGGCGGGGTCTCCCGTTTTGTCTGTGAGTTGTTTCAGCCGGTCAATGAGGCTGAGGTAAAGGAACTTTCTCATGATGTATAATTTTAGGCGCGGATTACGCGGGTTTCACGGATTAATTGAATATCTCTTTGATGTTGGCATCAGTGATTTCACGGATGATACGCTCCACGTCGGGGTGCATGCCGATGAACTGACGTTTGGGGATGATGATTTTGCTGCCCACCTTCTTCAGTGCCATGATTTTGCAGAACTTGGCCTCTTCGGTCAGTTCCCGGTTCTTCTGATTGTTCCGCAGCTCGCCATTCTTTTTGCGTTGCAGCTTTCCGGTGAACTTCGGTTTGTCCGGACGGCTGCGCTTGCTGCCCATAATGAGCATGTAGCGGTACCAGAAGTATTTCTTCATCTTCCGGGTGACGGTGATGGTGCCGCCTTCATTATGTATGGCGGCATAAGGCGCGCTGCTGGTAAAGACGACGCTGGCATGGTCGGTGACGGATACTTCATCCTTGATGGTGTGGCGCAAGGTTCCTTTCAGGACCAGCAGACCGCGGCTTTCATCGTCGTTGAACTTCCGGCGCGCCCACTTCTCATTGAAGAACGCTTCCCGCTCGAAGTTCCGGTCGAACTCATCGCCCAGCTTTACGCTGATATCTTTCAGTGTTAGTCTGATGAATCGGTTGGCCTTTTGTTCCAGTTCCTTGGTTATATTTGAATTTTGGGTCATAATGCTTGTTATTTAAAGAATTAAGCGTATCTTTGTGGTATCCGAAACAGGGTAAATGTGGAAAGAAGTTTCCGGGATTGCAGTTCCCGGAGGTGCTGGTTCCTATTTATCCTGTTTTTTGTTGATATATTGCAGAATTTCCTCCTTGTCTGATATACTATGCAGGCGTACTTCTCCATCAAACATTTCACGTGCTATAATCCAGGTTTTATCTCCTTTGAGTTCCGTTTCAAACAGGTGCATGGTAATGGATTCATTGTGTCTGTCCGTTCCAGCTCCCATATACGTAGCCTCCCTGATGACATCTTTGATGCGTAGTAACATTTCATTCTTTTCGGCAACATGCTTGTGCGGTTGGTTCAACCACTCTTTGATGCCTTTCTTGCTGAAGGCGATTTCCTTGCCGAACTCTTCATTGGTAAACGTTTCATCTTTCAGGTATTCAGCCTCTTTCTGAATCTCCTTTCTGCGTGTCTTCAATTCCTCTTTCCGTCTTTTCATCTCCCTGATTACCTTGCAGGCGGTGCACAATTCATTATCCGGTTCCTTCACCAGTTTCATCGGCTGTAATTCACAGTTCCGGCACTTACTGATGGTATAGGGGTTGTAGAATGGGAAACATGCCATCTGTTTGCCCGGATTGAAACGCATCATTTCCTGGTGTTTCCCCGCCGTTGCCTGGCTGCCTGCCAACATTGCTTCCTGTTCGTTGCTTTCGGGATAATCACGTCGGAGGACACGGGCTACGGTGCAGCGGCAATTCCAACCATTTGGCGGGAAGTAACTGTCCCAAAACTTGGAAGTGATGGGCAGTGTGATGTTGTGCATCAGGCGGTGGCTTTCGCGTACCCGTTTGTCGCCCACGGTTCGGTATTGCAACAGATAGCGGTCCCGGTCCTCATCCTCCCACCAGCCCTGCCACCTAGCGGCCATATCGGCGGATGACATGGCGAAATTGTATTCTGCCTTCAAGTACCATTTGTTATAGTTCTCGTTTATCTTTTGAACGTCGTTTAAAAAGCCTTCAAAAGGTTTGCGGTTGCCATCCTTATCCAGCAGTGAGGGAAATGCCTCGTTCAATTCATGGAAGGTCTTAAAGCCGGAGAACACAAAGTTCGATTCCTTCAGGCGTTGCACGCTGATGTCATCCAGCGGACGCTGGCGGATGGAATAGTCTACTGCGTCATCCAGCACCGTAGCGTGTGTACGGACGAATTGTTGTACTTCTTCATCCTTCAGCATCTCCGGGGTGAATTCCGGCTGGCGGTGTAGCCATCTCATAAGCAGGACAAAAGCAGCTTCCACGTTGGCAGTGTCCACGTCCGATTCTTTACCCGCTTCTATCTTGTCCAGTTGCATTTCGCTTCCGAAATAAGACAGGCATGCCCGTTTGTGCAGCCCTTCATAGTCCGAAGGGCTTAGTCGAAAAAAGGTTTAACGAGTTTCTGTTTTCCGTTCTTGTCCTTCTTGCTATTCTTGTCTTCATCATCATCGCTGCCCGGAACCACAACAGGCGCCGCCTCTCTCTTCCCAATGATAGGCACATTATACTTGTCTATAAAATACTGCGGGTCCACCTCATAGTTCTCCAGCAACAGACGCTCGTATGCTACCTGCTGTTCCGGAGTGAAGTCGATGCCCTCATACCAGTCGAAGCGGTATCCCTGCAACGGGAATCCGTGCTTTATCATTTTCGGGATCAGCTGGAAGTTGATGATGTCGCGCAGGTTGTCGGCATCCTTGCTGATAAGGTTCTTCAGCACTTCCAGGTGCACCTCGCTTTGTGAAAGGCTGCTGCCGTTCTCCGTAGTCATGGTTTCGGTGAGCACACCTTTGGATAGTTCGGAGTTGGCGCGGTCAATACGTTTGTCGAAGACGTTGTAGGCATCGCCACGGGTAGATTCTTTGATTTCGATATCCGTACCTTCGGGAAAGAGCGCCCAGCCTGCCGCGCCCATGCTGCCCAGCATTTTTTCGATACGGCTCTGTTCCTTGGCGTCGCGGCTGGTGGTTTTCCCTACGCGGAAGGGGATGCCGAATATTTCGGAGAACATATCCCAAAAGCTACAGACATTCTTCTTCGGTATGGTATGCTGGGCGCACTTCAGATACAGGCCCAAGCCATTGAGTTCGCCTACTTCTATTACCCAGTCCGCCATTGGTGAATTGCGGTAATCGTAACCGTTCTGCCACCTTTCCTGCTGGTTCACCACCAGTACGCCGTATTCCGGGATGACATGTCGGCGTGGAACCAGCTGTACGTTGCTGAATGCGGGTACGCCGTCCACCACGATGATATCGCCCAACTGGATGAGCGAGTGTCCCCAATAGATGCTGTCCAGAGCCAAATCCATGAAGGTCTTGAACCAGGGCGACTCGAAGACGGCCGTCAGGTCAGGATTCTCGTCGCCTTTCCTGTCCACGATGCGGAAACTTTTGTTCAACACGTAGCCCTTGCGCTGCCCCACGCAGCCGGTGAGGTGCATGTCCACTTCCACGTCGCCGTATACGTCGTACAGCGGCACACGGTTGGGATAATCCACGTTGATGGCATATTGCCAGGCGTTGCGCCAAGTGCGCAGGTCTTTTTTGGTCAACGCTTCGGTCTGCAATTGCAGGTTGACGGAAAGTTGCGTCACCCGTTTCAGTTCGGCCGGGTTGTCTAGGTTTACACGCCCCACTTTTACCGGGTTCTGTTTTTTATTCTTAGTCGACATAATATTACCAGATATAATCGTTTTTAGGTGCCGATCCGTAGCGGACCGGATTTTGATAGTCTTCTTCACCACACGGACCGGTGACGGTAGGGATATCAGGTGTGACGTCCCCTGCCTGTATATCTTTCAGGTACTTCAAGGCTTGTTCGTAACGTTTTTCCCGTATTTCGTAGCCCATTTTCTGGGGCAGGGAGCAACACATGTGATAGAGTGCGATATCGGTGACACATCCCACCAGTTCCGCATCTCTCCGATCGCCTTCAAGAGCGAAGGCCGCTTCTACGTCGTATCGTCCACGCAAGGCACCGGCCACGCGGGATATGGCACGTTCTTCCGCTTTCAAGCGGTTGTCCGGGGAACTTTGTTGCATGATTTTCAGTGCATCGGCTCCTACCTGTATGTAATCTTCTTCTGTGATGAACATGTCTTTAATTATGAATTATAAGTTATGAATTATGAATGGTCACCATGACTGCGAGGGCGGTTGCCGCACTCCCATGCGAGGGACGAAACTTTCTTCGCGTACCTGCTTTTGCAGTTTGTAGATGGCGCCTTCGTCGGCATCCGGTCCGTCATCGTGGGCACGGCTGCCTTTCTCGAAGGCGAGGGTCTGTTCGATGCCGGTCTTCATGTCGTTGTCGTTCTTCAACTTCTCGTTGTACCACACGAAACCACGCTCCCATAGCGGGCTGACGGCTTCGATACGGGCGAACTTGTCCGGCTTCTTGCGCTTGTCGGCAGTGACGGGTACCTGGTAGCCCCGCAGGTTGCCTTCACGCTCGAATTCATCCAGTATGGTGTCCTGCATGAAGTTGGCTTCCATGTAGATGGTGACGGCTGCATCTTCGGGCAGCGATTCCCAAAGGTCGTATACCCAACGCACCATTTCGCCCACGCTGCACTGGCGCACGAAGGCGCGCAGGCAATGAAGTTCCGAACGTTTGGCCGTCTTCAGTCCGGAGCGCGGACGTCCCCAGAGCTTGGCGGCCTTGTAGTCGTTCTTGCTGCTGTCCTTGAACGAAGGGTCGATGTAGAGCACAAGGCTCTCATAATAGTTGGGTTTCAGCATCCGGCGCCATTGTATCCAGCGTTCCTGGAAGACGGCGCCTTCGGTGATGGGGTTGTGCATGTACTCCTTTTGGAAGCTGCGGTAACCCATGAACTTCTCACGACTGCGCAACAGTTCGATGGTGTAGCATTCCGGCCAGGCAGGCGTGCCGTCTTTGGTGATGGCATAGACGGTGCTGGTGTAAACGGTGTCGCTGTCGATAATCTGCTGGAGCACGCTGTTCTTGCTGATGAGGTTGCCCACCATGATGAACCGTCCTTCCTTACCACCGAAGCAACCGAACAGAGCTTCCTTGATCCACTTCGTCATTTCGCGCACACGGGCTTCGCTGCGGCACATTTCATCGTCATCCAGGTCATCCACGATGATATAGTCCGGACGCATGTCCCGGAATCGCAATCCACGGGGCGACTGTCCACGCCCACGGCTGAAGAAAGCGCACTGGTCCTTGGTGACGAATTCGCCTTCCTGCCAGCATCCGGCATTGTACTGCTCGCCAAAATCCTCGATGATGTACTGGTTGAACTGTAGTTCCGCCTGGAGGTCGCCCAGCAAGGCGTCGGCATTGTCTTCGCTTTTGCCTACCAGCACCATGACGTGCAACATGCTTTTGAACTTCAGCCAGAGCGGGACACCCACATCCAGGTGCACCGACTTGGCATGGCCGCGCGGCCATTTGAAAACGGCACGCATTTCCGGATGCTTCTCGATATAACGGGCGGCATCGTTGTGGAACCTGGCATTCTTGCACTGGCAATAGTGGCTGAGGTATCTCTGGCAGAAATACTCATAATCCTTCAGGGCGCGGGCGATGTTCTTCTTCCGTTCCGCTTCCGTCTCCGGCTTGCGCTTCGAGGTGATGCGCAGCAACCGGTTACAATGCTCTTCCCACCGTTTGAGTGCCTCTTTTTTCTCTTCCGCTGTCATTTCTGCTTGAATTTGATATTCATGAAGTCGCTGTGCAGTTGGTTGATGAGCATGATAAGTTTGTCATCTATTTCCGGATATTCCTCACGATGGGTCACCAGCCAGTTCTCGAACTCAATGATAGTATCCACCTTGTTCACGATGTTGGTGTTCCGGTTGATTTCCTTGATGCCCTTTGCCGCTTTTATCAGTGAGTCTGTCATGCGGCTGATGCTCTTTTCGTCAGCGTCTGTATTTTCTATGGCTTCTCCCAGTTTGGAGAGAGTCATGGACGTGATGGACTCTTTGCTCATCTCACGCGCGGCACGTTCTTCTTTCCAATTCTCCTGGTTTACCCAGCGGCTGACGGATTGCCTGGTCACCCCGGTAAGTTCCACGATCTGCATGATGGGCGTACCTTTCATGTAGAGGTGCTTGGCCACCGCCTTCTGTTTGCTCATGTCTTTTGCCATACCTTCTAACTGCTTGATTATAGCGGCAAAGTTGCGAAGCCCGTGGCGGGCGGCGAAAAAACGGCGGAGTGGTTACAAAGTATTGCGGACAGGCTGCACGCTTCATCGCAACCGTTGCACACTTTTTTGTGCGGTTGTGCACGTAGCCGTAAGTTTGCGCCAAAATGAGACGCAAATCATGGGAAAAAGAATCAGGATATCAAGTGAAAGTTTAAACTGCTTCGGCACGTGGGTGAAGACCGACGGCATCGATTACGGGCAATACCAGCAAAACCCCTTGCTGTTGTATATGCACCGTCGCGGAGAAATAATAGGTAGCATCAAGGATTTCCGGGTAGAGGGAAAGGATGTGACCGGGGAGCCTTACTTCGACGAAGTGCGGGATGAATCAAAAATATTGAAACAACAGTTTGACAAGGGCACGCTGAAGATGTGCAGCCCTTACTTTGAAGTAATAGAGACGAGCGATGCTCCCGAACTTCTGAAGCCGGGACAAACACGTCCTACGGTGACCAAATGCAAGCTCCTTGAAGTAAGCATGGTGGATATGGGCGGCAATGACGACAATATCGTGCAACTCAGCTATCGGGGTAACGAACTGAAGCTGGCGGTAGGCGAAGACTGCCCGTCCCTTCCTTTACTGAAAACTAACGGCGGAGAAGCTCCGCAAAACAATAATTCTAAAACAGAAGAGACTATGAATGTAGATTTCAAAGCTATCGCCCTGAAGCTGGGCCTGCCGGAGACGGCAACGGAAGCGGAGATTCTCGCCAAGGTTGGCATCTTGCTGGGATATCAGACCGCCAATACGGAACTGCGCACACAGTTGGATGCCATGAAATTGGCAGGTGTCACTCAGATGGTGGATGACGCCATCAAGGCCGGAAAGTTCAATGCCGACAAGAAGGATCACTTCATTAACCTGGGCAAGACAATAGGCGCTGAAAGCTTGAAACTGACGCTGGACAGCATGGCGGCTGTGACCAAACCGATGCAACTGATCAATCCCGGTGGCGGCGCAACGGGCGGCGGCATGGCAACCGGGCAATGGAACAAGCTCAGCGAGGTACCCGAAGCGCAACTGAAACTGATGCGTGAGAACGAACCGGACAAATACCGTGCGCTGTACAAGGCGGAATACGGCATTGAATGTCCGAAATTCAATTAATAACTAACAATTTAAAATCAAATCGAATGAATTCTATCTTGAAATTTGTTTGCGGTACGCTGTTCAACATCCTGATGGGCGTGGTTCTGGCGTCATTGGTAGGGGTAACCCCTGCAATAGGTGCAGTGGCGGGCGCGGTTGTCCCGGCAGTGCTTGGAAACTTTATGCCCGCAGGTGCAGCCTTCGAGGGTGTATATACGGAGGTGTGGACCGGAGAATTGATAAAGCGTCTGAATGCCGGACTGAAGGCGGACTGGCTGAACGGTATTCCGGATTATTCCGCCAAGGTGGACAATGAAGTGATTCACCTGGTGGACGTGGGCGGTGATCCGGATGTGCTGGTAAACAATACGACCTATCCCATTCCTATACAGGACTTGACGGAAAGCGATGTGCCGGTAGGTCTGGACAAGTTCCAGACGAAAGCCACCCGCGTGACGGATGACCAGCTTTACGCCTTGTCTTTCGACAAGTATTCCGCTGACGTGGAACGTCATGGAAACGCGATTCTTACAGTAAAGTACAAGAAAGCCGCCCACGCCTTGGCTCCCTACAGCCATACGGACAAAACGCCGGTTATCGCAGCCAGCGGAGCGGCCGACGAATCGGGACGCAAGAAACTGACCGTAAAGGACATCATAGCCCTGAAGCGTGCCTACGACAACATGGAGGTGCCCGAAGACGGCCGTGTGCTCGTTCTTTGCCCCGACCATGTGAACGATCTGCTGGAAGCCGACCAGAGCTTCAAGGACAAGTACTACAACTACACCTCCGGGAAATTGCTGAACATGTTCGGTTTCGAGGTGTACACGTATGTGAATTGCCCGTACTACACGAAAGCGGGCGTGAAGGTGCCATACAATGCCGCTCCGGCGGCTACTGACCTGAAAGGTTCTTTCTCTTTCTACCGTCCGCGCATGTTCAAGGCGCAGGGAAGCACGAAGATGTATTACAGCGAGGCGCGTACCAACCCGACCACACAGGAAAGTCTGGTAAACTTCCGCCATCACTACATCGTGCTGCCTAAGAAGCTGGAAGCATTTGGCGCCATCTATAGCTGGGACGGCGCAACGGCACAAAGCAAGGACCAGGCCGTTCCGGCGGAAAAGCGCTGGGCGCAGGTTCGCCGTGAAGCCGCAGCTGCCGCCGCCAATGCTGCCGCAGACAATCCGGTGCCTGATGATCCTAACAGTGAATTGGAGGCATAACCGATGGGTGCACGAGGATTACGCAACAACAACCCGCTGAACATCCGTCTCTCTGCCACCACCCGGTGGCAGGGGGAAGTCCGGCCCTCACGGGATAGGTCATTCTGCCAGTTTGAAAGCATGGCTTACGGATATCGGGCAGGCTTGAAGCTGTTGCAGAACTACCGGAAATTGAACGGCTGCCGCACGATAGCCGACTTCATCAACCGGTGGGCGCCGCCTGTGGAGAACAATACATCCGGCTATATCAACCGTGTATGCAGGGAAATGCAGGTACCTTCCAGCTACGTGCCCGATGTGAACGACCGGGCAACGATGTGCGCTTTCGCCGCCGCGATGTCGCGGGTGGAGAACGGGGTACCGGCTGTGATGGCGGACGTAGTGTCAGGCTGGAACTTGCTTTAGTGTTTAACGATCAGTGAAAAGTGATTAGCCATGAACTCGGACTTGATAATGCAGATTCTTCAATGGCTTGTGCCAAGCGGCATTGCCGGTTCCTTGTGGGCATGGCTGAGACATCGGGAGAACAATAAGGTAATCGCCGCCAAAGAGCGGAACGACGCTTATAAAGAAATGTACGACAACTTGTCGGGAACATTAATAGACTTACAGAATGAGAATATCAAACTTTACAAGGCGGTGCGCGAACTTAACCGTACTATCCAGAAAGCTTCTACCTGCAAGCATTATGCTGATTGCCCTATCCGCAGCGAGCTGCAAAAGTCCGGGACAATTGACACAGACCGTCAGCGGCACAGACAGCCTGCAAAGCAGAAGAGGGTTCGCGCTCCTACAGGAACCGGTACCGCCCAGTATGGCGAAGACCGTATTTCCGACGGGGATGCTGAATGCTATACCGATAGGGACGGGCTTCAGTAAACGCAGCGGGCAGGCCACGGTGAATGTTACCCGGATATCGGGAGACTCGATCGAAGTGACCGCCACCTGCGACAGCCTGGCACGGCAGGTGATCCTGCTGACGGAAGAGCTGGTACGGATCAGGAATGAAACTTCGGAAGAGGTGAAGGAACTGACTCCGGAAGTGATAAAAGAACCCACCGGTTGGCAATGGTTCCAAATATGGATAGGACGGATAGCCGTTATCGTTCTTATTCTGATACTGATTGGACGGCGATTAAACAGAACTTAAATAACAGAGAACTTATGAATACAATATATGGATTGAACCAAGTGAAGTTTGCCAGTGAGGTAATCGGATGGATAGACGAACAAGGACTTCAACCGGCAGGCACTGCCCCTACACAGGTAGACGTATACGCAGCTCAGGTGAAGGACGGTCCCGTTGCCACAATCACCAGCAATCCGGGCAAGAAAGCGTTTACCTGTAACCTGATAGACCTGTCTACGGAAAGTTTGGTAAACACAATCGGAGGTACCAAAGATGCCAAAGGCAACTGGGAACCGCCTGAAAAATGGGAAAAGACCGGTGTGATGGATATCAGTTGCGACAGCGGTGAAACTATCCGTTTCTACAATGCGAAAGTGACAGGCAATGACTTTGCCAATGGCATCAACTCGCAGGGAGTGCTGGCACTGGCACTGAATATCGAGTTGCTTAAAGATGCGGATGGCAAACGCCTGAAGATATTTGCTAAAGGTATCGATCCTGATACGGGCAATCCAGTGGTTCCCGCTGAATGATTACACTCATGGCGGATTTTCAAACAGAATCTTTAGCGGCAAAGGTATTGGCGGACAACGGCATTTCTTTGCCGCTTCGTCTTCTTGGCGGCAGATACATCCGCTGGGTGATGCGGGTACCGAACTTGGAAAGCCGCGTGCGCATATCGAAGATGTACCTGAAGATGGGTGTGAAATACACGGACTTGGAGAAATACACCTTCGAGCAGAAATTGGATTTCATGCAGAAGCATACGAAGACGGTGAGCCGCATGGTGGCTTACGGCATTGTCCGGGGCTGGATATTGGGCCGGTTGCTGAACCGTCCGGTGGCATGGATGCTGAGGAACTGTATGCATCCGGCGGCACTGGAGGAAGCCTGGATGCTCGCCATCGGCACCATGAACACTGTCCCTTTCGGAAATATTATCAGATTGGCGGAGGTGATGAACTTGATGTCGCCAAACCTGAGCCACGGAAAAAGGTAGAACGGGAGTTAAAGGGATACACAGACCCCGCACATAGCCCGTTCGGACTGATAGGACAGATTGCACGTGATACCGGCTGGAGCATGAGATATATCATGCGTGGCGTTAATTACCCGACGCTGATGCTGATGTGGCAGGATTATCCCCGCCACGTGGACGGACGGAAGAAAACGACGCTGGAGTACCTGCGTGAACTGGAGGCGGAAGATAACAAAGCCGCTTCTTCCGGAGATAAAAAAGGCATTGACCCGCTAAGTTATTTTCAACAATTAGAGGAGGAAGACTGAGATGAAACCCATAAAGCTTGAAATATTCCTGGATGACAGGACCCGCAGCGGTATGCAGTCGGCAGAACGGAACATCACCGGACTGGAGACGCAGATGCAGGAGGTTATCAATATCCTGAAAAAGGAGTTGACCGGCCTGCAGTCCGCATTCAAGGATGCGTTGTCTACGGGCGTTTCCTCGCCTTCCGATCTGGCGGACATACAGGCGCTAAAAGGCAAGATTGTGGAGCTGGAGGAAGAACTGAAACGCCTGAAGAAACAGGCGGAAATTCCAGTGAAACCGAATATCGACTTGTCGGGATACATCACGGATGAAGTCAAGGCGATGGAGAGTGCTGGGGAGCGGGTGAAAGCTATTATCATCAATATCCAAAAGGATATAGATGCTTTGCGGCAGAAGTCGCTGGAGTCGGAAGCAACCGGCGTTGTCAATCCGGAAGATACGGCAAAGATAAAGGCACTGGAGGCACAGGTGCGTTCGCTGACGGAAACGCTGGTGAAGTATGAAGTGGCCAAACAGGACAGCAACGACACGCCGATCATGCGGTATGACCCGGCACCGAAGTTGAACAACGTCAAGATGAGCATGCAACAGATCGCCCGCGAGCTTCCGGCACTGGCGATGGGACCGCAGATGTTCTTTCTGGCTATCTCTAATAATATTCCGATGTTTACGGATGCAGTGGCGTCAGCACGGAAGGAATATGAATTGATGACGGCTGCGGGGAAGAAGGCGACTCCCATTTGGAAACAGTTGCTGACGTCCTTGTTTTCCTGGCAGACGGCGATGGCGACGGCTATCACGCTGACGGTGGTGTATGGAAAGGAGATTGGGGAATGGGTGAAAGGGCTGTTCAAGGCTAAAGATGCTACGCTTGACTTATTGTCTGCCGAGCAGGAAATGGCATTGGCTCGTAGTAAAGCGTCAAACAGTATCAAGAAAGAACGAGCAGAACTGGATATCCTATACGCCAAATTGAAAACCACGTCCTTATCATCTAAGGAACGTACGGCAGCTGTCAATGAATGGATAAAGCGATATCCTGAATATGCTAATATTCTTGATGGGGAGAATATCAACCTTTCCAAATTGGAGTCTGCCTATAAGGCTTTGAGTAAGGAAATCTATGCTAATGCTGTGGCAAGGCATTATGTAGACAAAGTAGCAGATTTGTCAGTCAAGAAAGAAAAAGAAGAAATAAAGCGGCTCAATCAGAAGGCGACCTTGATGAAGGCACAGCGGCGGGTGGAACAAGCCGAAGCAGAGAAGGCTGCCGCCCAACAGGCACAACAGAAAGGTTTATATGGTTCCGGTAACCGATTATCAATAGCTAATGATGAATTATCCTCTGCCAATAAGGATTTAGAAAAGCAACAGAAGATATATGATGATATCGTGAATAACGTAAAGGACTATGATAAAAACATTAAAACCATAGCTAATCATGTAGATACTCTTAATCTGTTTCCCCAGCCCGAAGAAGGAACTTATGATTATTGGAAACAGCAACAGGATCGTGCAGAAGGCGTATTGAAAGAAATCAAGTCCGATGTAAAGAAGACACTGGACGATGCGGCAAAAGAAGGTACAGACCTGTTTTCTCTGGGCATAGACAAGTCTGTAGTAGAAACCTATAAAAAGGCAACCGATCAAATAAAGGAAGCCCGGAAGAATCTGAAAGTCTATGATAATGGAGACGGAAAGACAACCGGTGGTACCGATAAGAATGATTATCAGACCGAACTTGCCGAAGCCCGCATCCGTGCCCAACAAAAGTTTGAATCTGCCCTCATACAAGTAGAGCAGGAAGGTTATGAAAAGCGTCGTAAACTGGCCGGACAGGAATACCGGGAAGAACTTTCCCGCATTGACCGGCAAGAAAAGAAACTGACGGAGAAACTGGACCGTGCGAAGCAAAGCGGAAAAGCGGTCAGCCAGGATGAGTATAAACAAGTGCATACCGATGCGGATACCGAACGTGCCGCCGCTCTCCTTATCTACGAAAATGAACTGGATAAAATCAATAAGGACGCTACCGAAGTAGAGCGCAAGAAACTGGAAGAGTATGCCAGCCAGTTCCAGGGATATATCACCAAACGCACGTTGACAGAAAAAGGCTTTGATGAAAAACGTTCGGTGCTGGAAAAGGGAGGGGCATCGCAAGAAACCCTTGGCGAACTGGATTATCAGAAAGAAAAGGCCCTTTCGGATATTGACAACGAATTCGCCGCGCGCGAAGAGGCATTCAAGTCCTGGGCGGCCAATGTGGTGAACCTCAACCTTGAAGAGTTACAACGCCTGCTGGTGGAGGCAGAACGGGAACTGGAACGGGCAGAATTCCTGAACCCGGATGACAAGGGACTGGCAACGAAGCGTGCCAAGGTTACTGCATTGAAGAATACGGTCAGCGGCAAAACGGGCAATCAGGAAGAGGATAAGGACAAAAAGGACAACAAGAAAAGTATCAAGGAATGGTCGGAACTGAACCGCGTACTGGGAGATGTGGAAGATTCTTTCGATGACATAGGCGGTGCCGTGGGCGACGTGGCAGGTGACATCATCAAGACGGCCGGTACTATAGCTTCTTCTACCCTGAGTATCATTGACGGCATTACTACTCTGTCGGAAAATTCGGCAGAAAGCATAGAAGGCACCAGCAAAGTTGCGGCAGAATCCATCTCCACTGTTGAGAAAGCATCCGTCATTCTTGCTATTATATCAGCGGCCCTGAAGGTGGCAACTGCTATTGTAAGCCTTTTCAAACGTACGGATTATATGGAGGAATTCCGCAAGGAAATGGCCAAGTTGAATTATGAATTGTCTCTGGTCAAGTTGAACGCTGAAATTTCCGCCGATAAGAAAAACATCTTCAGTGATGACCTGTGGGGCAACGCCATCAAGAATGTGAACCTTGCCAAAGAGGCCTTGGATAGGTATAACGGTACGCTTGATAAGATAAGCAATCGTAAGAAATACTCCGGTTTAATGGCATTAATGGCAGAAGTCAAGGGTATCAAGAACTCTTATGATTCCCTAGGCGATTCCATCGCAAACATGCAGGTGAAGGTACAACATAAGACTTGGTTTCGTTCCACAAAATATAAATCTTTGAAGGATGCCGTACCTGAATTATTCAATGCGGACGGTACCGTCAACCAAGACGCACTGGAAAAGTTTATAGGGTCGGATACCTTCGGAAAGTTAAGTGCAGAGAACCAGCAATACCTGCAAGAAATGTCGGACTACTGGAAAGCATACCAGGAAGCCGTAGAAAAGGTAAAGGATTATCTGACGGACATCTTCGGAGACCTTGGAGGAACCCTTACCGATACGCTTGTGGATTCATGGGCAAATGGTACGGATGCTGCCACCGCCTATTACGAGAATGTATCGGAAATGCTGGAGAGCCTTGGCAAACAGATGATTTATTCCACATTGTTCGGTGACATCTTTGAAAAGGCTCAGAACAAGATGCTGGCCGTGACGCAGAATGCCGACCTGTCCGCCGATGAGAAATTCAAGGAGTATATCAAGCTGCTGGGCAGCATGACCGATGAAGTGCTGGGAAAACGAGGAGACTTCAATGCACTTCTGGAGGCGTATCAGCAGATGGCGAAGGACAAGGGCTTCGATATCTTTAAGCCGGATGAGGGTGCATCCCAGAGCGGGCGAAGCGGAGCATATACTGCCATGAGCCAGGAACAGGGGACGAAGCTGGAAGGACTGTTCACTTCCCTTCAGGATCATGCTAGCGGAATCCATCAGTTGCTGGAGGAATTGAAAGAAGGTCGCTATGCAGACCATGAGATATTTGTGCAGATAGCGGAAAATACAGCCTATTGCAAGTTGCTTGAAGACATACTCGAAATCATCACCCGGCAAGAACGCGACGGGGTAAAAATAAAAGGGTAAGATTATGGTGGATTTAACAGGATATATGACTATCAACGGCAAAGATGCCTGGACGGAGTATTTAGCTTTCCTGTGTGAAGACAAACCGGGAGACGAATTCAATTTCGGCGAGTTGCTGAAACCGCCAGAAATGAAAGAGTACACCGTTGTGGAGTTCCGGGAACATGACGGCGAAGAACTGCCCGACGTATTGCCGTCTCCTTGCTACAAGGCACGGGATGTAACGTTGTATATAGCTATATACGCTTCAACGTTATCAGAATACAATACCCGCCGTGCCACATTCATGGAGGCCATCCGTGCGGGCTGGGTGAACCTGAAGGTGAAGGACTTACCGGCAACCTACCGGTTCTACTATAAAGGGACAACGGACGCCAAGGTTATAACAGATGTGGCAGGCAACACTATCGGACGCTGGAAGGTGAAATTCCGGGAACCGAAACCGGGATTCACCACGGAGTGACACAGAGTTTCACAGAGTTTTTAAATAACGATTAAATATTGTCTGAATGGAGCTTAAAATCTATAATCAATCAGGAGAACTGAAGATGACGGTAAGTACGTCTTCCTCATCAACCTGGAACACGGAGTTGATGGCGGAGAATGCCGTGTCCGCGTCTTTCACCCATCCTTTTTATGTTCCGCTGGACGTGAACGACTATGTGTTGTTATCGGGGATAAAGTTCAGCATCAACAAGGAATATAAGCCAAAACAGAAGTCGACTCAGGAATACACTTATTCCGTTAACTTCTACGGTCCGGAGCATGATGCGGAGCGGGTGATGTATTTACATTTGACGGATGGGGAGTATGAACCGCAGTTCAGCCTTAATACAAGCCCGGCATTGCATCTTCAGAAGTGGGTGGATAACATGAATCGCATTTATGGTGAAGAACGCTGGAGCATAGGAGAGACCGTTGACTTGCCTAAGAAGAATATTGAATATAACAACGTCACCTGCTTTGAGGCGCTTTCCCTGATATCGGATGCCTTTGAGGCTGAATGGTGGGCCGATGGTTTCAAGATGAACCTGACGCGGTGCGAACGTGGGGACCGCGTGGAACTGGGCTATATGCAGGGACTTACTTCACTAACCCAATCGGAGAACAGTGATGATGTGAAGTTCTTCACCCGGCTCATTCCTCTGGGCAGCACAAAGAATATCGACCGCAGCCGTTATGGTTTTTCCCGTCTTCAATTGCCCGACCGGGCTAAGTATGTAGACCGGAATACGCAGTACGGACTTTACGAGCATATTGAGGAAGCCGCATTCACCGGAATATTTCCCCAATATACCGGTACTGTGTCCACAGTCCGTTCGGAAGAGAAGACCGATGATGAAGGCAGAAAGTTCACGGTCTATTACTTTAATGACGCGGACATGATGTTTGATCCCAACAAGAGTGAGATTGCCGGGTTAACGAAGCGGCTTTCCTTCCAAACGGGAGACCTCGCAGGTCAGGGTAATTCTGATAACAATGATTACTGGTTTGAGGCAAACTATAATTCCACCACGCTTGAATGGGAAATCATCAATACTTATCCTTCGGATGACGTGCAGATACCGGGAGGCAATCTTATCCCCCGGCCCGGCGATAAATATATACCCTGGAACTTCCGTATGCCGGAGTCTTATGAGGTACAGGCGGAACGCGACTATGAAGATGCCGTTAATAGCTTTTTGGAAAAATACAGTGAAGACGTGTCGAAGTATGGCGGTGACACGGACTATATTTATATAGACAAGAACGCAGTGCCATTGCAACTGGGGCAGCGTGTACGGCTGTTGAGCGACAAGTACTTTACGGCATCGGGCGGTTACTTTGATACGCGCATGACAAAAGTGGTGCGCAAGCTGGATAACCTGAGCATTGCCACGGTAGAATGCACGAACAAGGTCGGCAAGGGCTGGAAACGGACGGTGGATGAAAGCCTTTCGCCAATTCAAACGATGTGGGCTACATCAAAAAAGGCGATGTGGTGCTTGCCGGACAGACCTGGGAAACCATCTTCCGCAATATGCTGTACAAGCCTGTGGGGGGAGAGTTGAAGGGTACCCTGTCCACTTCCAATGATGTGGAATATGGCACTAAGAAAGGATATGTCACTTACACCGCTACGCGCAACGGTCAGGGTGCAATGACAAAGGCTTATTATGACGATAACGAAAACAACAAGCTTAATTTCTCGGAAGAGAATGCCGGCATCCAAACGGCGGTACGTACATTATCCGGCACTTATACCGAAAGGGAAACATATAAGGCTACAGTAGTTTACGCGGCCGGTGGCTCGCTTCCGGAAAAGGTGCTGAATGATACTATCAGCGTGAATGTGCGTCGCAGGTGGTTTGCGGGTGTGGTCAGTGCGATACCTGCGACATCGGCGCAGGTACGGGCACTAAATAATAGTGGATTATACACAGGGGCAGGTACCTACAAGTTTGAAGCCTCCAACTGGAAAATGATAGCAATCTGTTTTCCTGAAGGTGATATAACTTCTTTGGAATTTGCCGAATATCCAGGAAACCTGATTTTGGATAAGGGTCTTGTGAGTGGTCCTACAGAGATTTTCGTAGAGGGGCTTAACGGTTCGTCTGCCATCAGATACAAGATGTGGATCATGAAGACCGCTACCATAAATGATACCACTAATCATGCAACCTTAAAAATATCGTAGTTATGGGTGATTTGCAGCTGACAGGAACTCCGTTTTCAACGACTTATAAGAGAACAACCCCTCGCCCTATCGATTCATCCGAGATATTCGATACAATAGAGGATGCTCGGGTATATGCAAGAAATACCGGTAAGACTTATGTTCCTTATCCCGGACAAATCATATCGGTAAAAGGAGGTGCGGTTTATAAACTTGTGACAGATCCTGAAATGCCGGATGATAGTGCTGAAAATGTTTTTCATTGCAAGTTGGATATTATCGGTGGTAACAATGATAATGATGACCGATATCTGCGCCGGGATATAGCTGAGACGGTGAAAAAGCTGATGACCTTTATTGAGGGCATCAACGTAAAAGGTACTGCCACACTTGAAGAGATCACTTTGCTAAAGAATATTGTATCGAAGAACTTTGCTGTCGGTGGTAGTGGTTTTGGCATCTATCAGGATGCGGACGGAAACTATCATCTGGATATTGATTTCGTTGACATCAGGAAGAAACTTAATGTCGAAGAGATACAGGTGCAGCGTTCAACTTATATCGGAGGCAAACAATACAATACGGCCGCAGGCATTATCTGTAAGAAGGTGGAGGATACAGGTGAAAGTTACAGGTGCTATTTTAATACAACTGATGCTGAGGGTAGAACAGTCAGGAACACTTTTGCAGTAGGCGACCTGGCGATCAGTGAGACTTTTGCCTTAAAAACCGGAACAACTTTTTATTGGCGTTACGTGAGTGGCTGTGGCGATGACTACATCGACTTATCCAAGACAGATTGCGCATCCGGAAGTGATGTGCCTGCGGTGGGAGACAATATCGTACAGTTGGGCAACCGGACGGATACAAGCCGTCAAGGCGCAATTGTCTGGGACAGCGTAACGGCAGGAGGCCCTTATGTGCGGATATACAATGGCATCGGAGCCGACGGGGCTTATACGATGCCTGAACCGCTGATTGATTTCAATACGGTGCTGAGTGAGATTACGGCCAAGTTCGTTAACCAGGCAACCGGAAAGGATCTCGACGAAACCATTGAAGACTTGCAGACGGATGTAGACCTTGTAAAGGAACAGACGGACAGGGAGTATACACTTTGGTTTTTTGATTATGCTCCGACATTGAACAATATACCGGCTTCGGAATGGACAACGGAAGCTCTAAAAGCGATGCATGACCAAGACATGTTTTATAACCGTTTGACGGGGAAAGGGTATCGGTTTGAATCAGGAGATTGGAATGAAATTACTGACCACCTGACGTTGAAAGCTCTGGAAGATGCGGCCAAAGCTCAGGATACAGCCGACGGTAAGCGGCGGGTATTTGTGGAGCAGCCTACAAAAGATTCGGAATATGATGTCGGTGATCTCTGGGTAAATGCCACCTATAACGATGGTACCACCATTTATAAGAATGATTCTCTTGTCTGCAAGACTGCAAAAGTTAAAGGAGCTGCTTTTAGTATTTCTCATTGGGAACCTTCGTCTACAGCCACAACGGCTTATCTCGAAAATTTGGGAGATCGGATAATAGCTGCTGTGAGCGATGCTGATGACGGTATTGCTGCTGCCAAGGAACTTGCCAACCAGGGAATAAATGACGCCTATGTCGCAGCGCAGTCGGCTTTGAACGCATTAGGCATTGCACAAAGCGCCCAAAGTACCGCCGATCAGAACACTGCCGCCATTCAAGTGACGAAAGATTCTATATCTGCATTGGTAGAAGGCATTCACTTTGATTCCAAAGGTAACATAACCAATATTGATACCTCCGGTCTGGTAACAACGGATGATTTCAATGTGCTGTTATCAAAGAAGGTCAACTTTGATAGCGGCGGACATATCACCAATATCAGTACCTCCGGTCTTGTCACTGAGGCCGGCTTTGCACAGATGTTTTCAGAGCGGGCCGAGGATGAAGGCTATGTAAAACGCGCCGAAATCAGTACTTTCATTACGGAGGATGACGCGGGACGTTTGATTTCGAATGCGACGATATCGGCAGATCAAATTAGGTTTAATGGCAATATTGTGGCGAATGATACTTTCGTTGTGGACACAGAAGGTAACTTGACACTGAATAATATCATAGCTAATGGATTTATAAATGCAACAAGTGGATATATCGGGGGACTCCGTATCAATGAGAACAGTATAGGCCTTCCTGATGAATCTTATCCGTTGGATGTTCACGGCATGAACCTATCTATGGAGAGTCTAACCTTTGTATATGGGGAAACTCTGAATGTAGGTAATACTATTTATCGTCTATTATCTAACACCAGTTTGGGAGCGGGCTATATCAATATTAATGTCAATGATGTCCCTTCTGTAACTTCGACTATTGCAAACCTTATTGCTGGTAAGTATGGTCTAAAAGTGTCTTCAACTGGCGTTTTTAAAACTGCGGATGGTGGTGTAACGTGGAATAGTATATAACATTATCTATAAGAATATGAAAATCAATTTTAGAAAAATCGAGGCACAGACCTCTTTTGAAGGCGGAAAACAAACCTTCGATGCTGCCGAGACAGTCGGCAATGAAATGATGTACAACGGTAGTATCCTTCTGGATATCGGGTTTGAAGACCTGGCAAAAACGATCTACTACTCAAAAGATGCAGTGGAAGTTCCGGAACGCTACTGTAAGGCTCTTGAACTTGTCGTTAAGAACTCGCGTCTTATTGCGGCTGTGAAACGAGAAATAATAAATCAGCTAAACGGTAAGTAATGGGATACATCAAGTTTGTTTTGAGCCGTACAACGGATGAGCAAGGTAATACTACTTATGCGCGTATCAGCCGTATCGAATCAGATATGGCTGATACAAGTATGCTTGAAACAAACTTGATCATGCACGCGCTTTCCGCTCCAGGTGGAAAGGTTGAGATAAGCACGGACTTCGTTCTGGATTCCGGCAGGTTGGATAATGATTATTTAGGATAGTATGGAAGAATTGAATAAGAAATTTGTCAAGGGCAATGTGCTTAAGGCTGCGGAGTTGAACGAGGTAGTGGGCAAGATTAATGAGCTTATCGGTGCTAATTATGCCACAGTTGATGATGTGAAAGAGCTAATCTCGTCCATCGGTGGCCCCGGTGGAGAGATCACCATACCTATTGAATCGGAATTTGGGGATTCATTGTTTAAAGCCATTTCACAGAGATTTTTTACGGATGAAGTCAAGAAATTGAATGCAGAAATAGAGGATGCCAAGAATCAGGATATTAACTTGTTGACGTTTGACGTAGAAGATGGCTGTTTGATGATGAATCAGCCATCGGATAATAGCAATGTGGATTTCTCCATAAGTGAAGAGGGTAATTTATTATTTGATATAAAAGTATGAAAACCAATTTAGGCAGGATTTTAATAATCGATAAAGGCGAGTTCTCTTTAGAATCTCCTTATGATAAACTTGACGCAGTTTCGGAAAATGGCAGCAGTTACTTGTGTAAAAAGCCATGTAGTGGTATTCCTGTCACTAACACCGAATATTGGATGCTCATTGCCCGGCGTGGAAATGATGGTGAAGTACGTTGGAGTAATATGAGTGAGGCAGAGAAGAACGATATCCTTAATCAGATTAACCTCTCTACTATCGGTTTCACCAACGTAGGCGGTTTCTATGTTTGTGACGAAGCTGGCAATGTCGTATTGAAATATGATACTTCCGGTTTTGATGTAGCATCTTTATCGGATCATTTTAAACAGCTAATACTTGCATTTGACGCATTTATCAAAATCGGTACGGCTGAAGGCACTGCTTTTGATGGGGCCGCCGGTTTAAAATTAACCTCCGATACAAACAGACTTAGTCTATTGATACAGGGGATTACAAGTCTCATCCGGCAAGTAGAAGACGGTTCTTTCTGTATCTGTGATGACAAGGGTAATATCGGTTTCAAATTCGGCGCTGACGGGGTGGACGCAAATAAACTTTCAAGCCACTTTATATCGCTGATCAAAGCCATTCCCGGCATTGGCGGAGACGAATTTGCCGGTTTACAAAAATCAATCTTGTCATTGCAGGGTAAAACCAGCCTGTTAGCTGAAGTCGGCGAAGACGGATTTTACTTTATCGATACTGATGGAAATATAGGGGCATGTATTACCCCGGAAGGAAGTCAGGGCATGAGAGGTAATAGCGGTATCGGTTATGAAATTGTATCTGAAATGAATATAAACTAATAAAGAAAAATATTATGGGATTAGCAGTAATTATTCAAGGTGCCGATTTCTCATCAGAGAATATAGGCCAGGTTACTTTTTTAAAGGAAGTGGATGTCACAGGTATCACCATTAATGCCAACAGTAGTTATACAGGTGTATCCGCGCAATTATCGGCAACATATGAGCCGTTCAATACCAACCAGAAAGGTGTCACTTGGGAGATTGTCTCCGGTGGTAGTTATGCCAGCATAAATGCGAATACAGGTTTGTTGACCATATTAGAGGGAGCCAATGCTTCGCAAGTGACAGTCAAGGCAACTTCTACATTTAATCCGTCAATAACGGTCACGAAAACGATTATTGTGACATATAAGGAGACTGTGGACGAGTTAACCGGCATCTTTATCAATGCTCCTTCAACTATCACCGGAAGGACTGCGGCTTTGTCGGTAGTCTACAATCCGGTAAACACATCTCTGACCGGTGTAAAATGGAAGATAACTTCCGGTGGCAGTTATGCCAGCATCAATGCTGACACAGGAGTGTTAACCATCTTGGAAGGTGCCAACGCTTCACAAGTAACAGTCGAAGCTACCTCTGTTCATGACAACTCGATAAATGCTACTAAGACCATCACCATCACTTATTCACTTCCATATTTTGATCTGGACGGGAATATGCTGGTTATTCCGGTTAATGTACCGGACGGCTTCATAGCTTCTAATGCATCTATACTTATAGAATTCGATACTGTAGGCGGAGTCATTTACGGCAACACAACAGAAAAAGCTATTCTATTCGGTGATTATGGAGCGGGAGCAAAAGGTTACATCAGCATAGAGAGTGAATACTATGGTAATTTCAGGGTGCGGTCAGATGCTGATACTACAGGAGGTAACTTTAAAAACAGCTATGCTTGTCAACTTAATAAGATTAACTTTCAGTCCGGCAGTAAATTGAAGAAGCTATATTATTCTCCGCATTCAATTACGGGTAGTGATTTCAGCGGTCGCGGTGGCAGTTATGAACTGGAAGCATCTCAAATGGGTGGTACTATTGTGCCTAATGGGTACTTCACAATGAACTTTTCCGCGGTTGCTGATAAGGTTAATACCTTAGATGAGTTGAAAAGCCACATGGGAAGTATTGAGGATTTTACGGCAGCGATTAATGATGGTAGTCTGAAAATTTCTAACCAGACCGGGCACCTTACTACATTGATCCTTATTCCTAATTATACAGCTACCAGCGAAGAAGACCTGATAGCCCATAGAGGTGATGCGATGATTGATATTCAGTTCAACAGTGCCGGTGAACCGTACAATGCGGCAACGGCTTATGCGAATGGTGATGTTATGTTTGCACGTAAATAATGATGGCATGAAGAAAATTATTCAATTAGAAGAGAAGATGGATATATTATATCCTATCACTGAAGATGGTGCCGTTATGCGTCGTGGTAAGCCCCTGTCTAAAGTTCCTTTCGGAGGAATCAACCATCTTCTGTCTGATGTGAATCATATAGTTGGTGCCGGGCAGTCGCTTGGTGCCGGTTCCGGTAGTCTGGTAACAATATCATCCAACCAGTTCGGTGATAATGATATTGTATTTAATACGGGTTTGGTATTCAATAAGGACAGTGCACCGACATCGTTCATTACTAATCCATATAGTACAACTGAGAATCCTTCGACTGCTGCGGCATCAGCGTTCATGTGTCTTTCCGGTATGGCAGGAACTGGGAAAAAGTTATTATCAAGCAATTGTTCAGTTGGTGCCACGACAATTGAACAATGGTTAAAGAGTGCGGATGACTTGTACAATGGCATCATTAATGCTGTGAGACATGCCTATAATATTGCGCTGGCATCCGGTCAAACATACCGATTGCTTGGTGTACTTTGGACGCAGGGAGAGCACAATAAAGGTAGCGGTAAGGATGATTACAAGGCCAAGCTTATCTCTATTCGTGAAGATATTATCGCAGATGTAGAGGAGATAACAGGTGATGATTATTCGGATTTACCCGTTATCATGTATGAGTGTATGACTGCCGGTGATTCTATCTATCAGGCACATTATGAGCTTGTCTCTAATCCTACATCTTATTTCTTTTGCGGTGCCCCAATTTATTATTTGAAGTATAATGACCAATGGCATTTAGACTCCCTATCTTATAAGAAGCTGGGTAGTAGTTATGGGAGCGCATTATTTTACGTGATGGCTGGAATCAATTACAAGCCGTTGACACCACGTTCGTATATGCTGAATTCGGCTGAGAGGTATCTTGATGTAACGTTCAATACTATTGGGAGGTTAGTGCTCGATGTTCCTGAGATTGCTTCTGATTCTTTTTATGGACAGATGAACGGGGCGCTGTCAGCGAAAGGTTTTTTCGTCTATACATCGAATAATACCAACCTTAATAAGATAACGGCGGTAGAAATCATTTCTGATGATACAGTAAGGTATCATCTTAATTCGGTGGTGGCTGGAATGAAATTTAGGGCAGGAGTTGAAGAGGGTGGAAGTTTCCGTTTCAAGGCTACATATCTAAGAGACAATGTTGGTGATCGGGTGAATTTTGTCTACAACGGAAATCTATACCGTTGTGACAATTGGTGTCCTTATTTTGAGTTTAATATAAATTGAAAAATTCCCGTCCTACTTTCACAAGCCGGGCGGGATAACGACAAAATAAAATTGGCTATCAAGCCAATTCGGTTACAAAGATAAAGATTCTTTGTTTGATTTTTATTTAGGAGGCATTTAAATACTATCTAAAAACAAATGAAAAATCACATTTCGTTTTGTGTTAACCTGTGCAAAAGCCCTACAAATTGATTTGTAAAAGTGATGCAGAACGTTTTGCGGTTTTTACGGCGGGCAGCGCACCTACATGGGTTGCCCCATCCCCGACGAAGCACCTCCCCGCCCGGAAGACAATGCTATCTGGAACGACCGGACGAAGCAATGGATTCTTCCCCGGCTTAGGAGCAAAGCGGCCTCGTGAAGTGACGAAATCCGTCTCACGGGACGGCACCACCTCGCCCCGTGGGA